CGAGCCTTCATCTCCAGAGCGGCCACCTTCATTAGCTAGATCTTCTTGTGTCGTGTTTACTTTAGATGCCGCTACTTTTTCAGAAAACGAAGTGTTATTGTCATCGCCTTTATAATCTGCGTTATCACCACTAAAAAAAGTATCGCCAGAACCGCCTTTCCCGCCGCCATCGAACATATCGCCAAAGTCATCATATCCGAAAATAGGCATTAGATTTTATCCTTTTCTTCATAGCAGCGCCGAATACGGTCACGCAAATAAACATAGTTTCCGATTGCCTCTTCAATCGCCCGGTTGTTAGGCGGTAGACTTTCGATTTCATCGGCTAGATTGTTGTTGAATGCTTCAGAATACTGCGCCAATTGTGGGCAGTATATTTCAAGCTGAGTTCTATAAACCGTTTGAGCGCAACCGGTCAGTGACAGACTTACGATCAACAATAGCAGCGTCTTCATGTTCAGACATAGCCTTATAAAAATTAGTGGATTTCTTTTGTGCTTGAAGATCATCCTCTAGCACTTTAGTCTTCTCTGCAGCCCGTCCTCTAACTCTGCCCATCACGTAAATTATAGGCATCGCTATGGCTAAAGTTGCTATTATGTAGGTTTTGATTTTACCAAAAATAAACATCATTCAACTACTATCTTCTATTTTGTATTCGGAAGGGTCTATGTATCGAACCTTTGAAGCAGCACCAAAAGACGTGCCTAGCTTCCAGTTATACAAGCGAAGCCTATCAGCCTTTGTTTGAGGTGTTCTTAGGCCATAAGCGTCAAATATTTTATTTCCACTGCCAGAAGCCCCTACAGTTTTCCGTAACGCCCTAGCCTGTTGGTCTTTTTGCGTCTTTTGGCGGCGTTGTTTTTTGCGTATTGCCTTATCGCCCTTCGCCATCAGTGAACCCCGTCTGAGTGATCCTTAAATCGGGCGTATGCGGCAAGGCCTATGCCGCCTATGGCGCAGACTAAGAACAGTACTTTAAGGCTGTCTGCGTATGGCAATAAGCCCTGCAGCTGCCCTGAGATNTCGTTCATCGCAGTNGCCGCTCCAGCAATCCCTGCACCAGCCATTGTTTTGCTTTTAGCTAGTGATTTAGGTGCCGCTGCAGATACTTTCTGCGGCATTTCTGAGCCGCCCTCATCGGAGGGCAGAGCAGCATCTGAGGAGAACAAAGCTGCCTCTGCAGCACGTCTGCGAGTGAGGCCATTAAGCGGTGTGAGCTTGCCGTCTACACGGGCTTTATTCCAGCGCATTAGCTGCTCTGGCACCTCATCGTATAGCCCTTGATTGAGCTTTTTTAGGAGGGTGGAGCTTTTGAAGGCACCTGGGCCGAGGTTAAAAACGAAAGACGTGAGAGCGTCATATTGGTATTGAGATAAGGGGACATTAACGAGGCGTTTAACAGCTTTGCCGTGCTCATTGAGATCTTCTATAAGCCGCTGCTCGCAGTACTCTTTAGTCCATTTAGTTCCTGATCTGACGCCTCTAGTGGCACCAAATCCACATGTATAACGGTTTGCAGGGCAGCGGTAGCTCGAAACCATGCCGTCGGGCTGCACACGGTGCAGACCCTCAAACTTTTTAACTAGATTGATGCCTTGGGCGGAGATTGTTTGTGGATGCATGTTTTACCCTGTTTGAGTATACGGAGCCATAAGGCCGCCGTTGTTTGTGCTCACCGCCGAGCTTGAATTGCCCATCGATGTGTTTGCCCCCGGGAGAAATCCATTTTGGCTTACAGACAAGTAATCATTAGCATTTGTGATCATCTGACCAACATCCATGCGGTACACGCTTATCTGATTACCAGATTGATCAAAGCTACTTTCAATCACGGCTCCTTGAGCGTCAAACTCTCGACGCAACGTATTGCCTTGAGCGTCTAGGCCCTGCGTGACGAGATTGCCTTGCGGATCAAATGCAGCAGTAAGTTTTTGATATTGGGATTTAATGTTAGTACCTAAAGAAATGTTAGGGTTCTGTAAAAGGCCACGAATGTTATTCAAATCATAAGTCTGTTTTTCAACCGCTTGATTAAGCTGGTCAGCATTGCTCTGGTTAGCGTTATTGAAATTACTTACGTCCTTGCTGAGGGAATTAAACTGGTCGAGCTGTTGTTCTTTCTGACTTTTAAATGCATTGGTCTGCGCTTTTTCCAGATCAGTCCTAAACTGGTTTGCAAGAGCTACATCGTCAGAATAACGGTCTACATATGTGTCAAAATTGCTAACAAATGCGTCTTGCCCGGACTGGAGATTAGCTTGATTGTCTTGCAAGCTAGTTGCGTATATGTCTTGATTTGCGGACATGGTAGAAAGGTCGTTAGTCAGACCACTCTGGCCTGCTACAAGATCATCCCGAGCAGCTCCCAGCTGAGTGTTTGTAGCGTCTGTTGCTGACGTAATTTTGGCCTTAGTATCATCAATACCGGCAGCTAGCGCGCTCGATGCATCAGCAAATCCTGTGTTTATATTAGCGTTAGTGTTTGCAAGCGTGTTAGTCGTATCTTGGAATCCTGTATCGACAGCAGTCTGTAAGTTTGACCCTGCCGTGTCCACTGTATCAAATCGGGTTCCCATATCTGCAAAACCAGTGTTCTGGCTGGTCTGCACATCTCCTATGTTACTGACTAACCCACTCTGGCCTTCAACTAAGCCAGACTGGCCCTCTGCTAATGCACTAGTCGAGGTATCAACATAATTTGTGAGATCGGTAAACCCTGTGTCGATACGGTCACCCAAGCCTGAGAGCAGGCCAGTTTGATTTGAAAATTGACCATACAGCCCAGTGGCAGGACTATCTTCGCCTGTAGAGCCTGTACCAATTAAATCGCTTATGTTCGACTGACCAGTTTTAAGCGTATCCCCATAGTCTTGCATATTTGTACCTAGCCCACCAATATCAGACCTAATTCCTGCCTGATTAGTCTGGAGAGTCTGATATTGATCATCTCTCAAGCCGGTCTCTTTGATGGTAGTAGTGCCGCCTTTAAATGCAATCATCCCTGCACGTCGAGGCTGCAGATATCGGCTCACGCCAAACGGGTTAATCAAGGTCATTTCAAATCTCCATCGAAATTACTGTATAGAGCGGCTTGTACTTCGTGCCGCTCTTGCTGGTTACGTTTTCCATCCTCTTGACCCACCCTTTGCGGCCCCAGATTTGGATATTTTGGCATTTGTTTTCTTTCGCAAATCGCTCGAAGACTGAATGCCCGGATTGTAATTTATCCCAGTCTGCGATAGAACCCCCGCACGTCATGATTTGCAGAGATTTGCGGTTGTCGAAGATTAAAAAGCGGGTAGCAAAAGCAGAGGTTATCTGATCCTGATCCACATATACCCAAACATGCATTTGTCCGTTCATAGCCTGCTGAAAGGTCTGGAATGTGGTTATCTCGCCAGCAGAATGCTCAAGTGCGGCATCTATATGATGTGAGATTTGAGGCCAGTACTTTAGGATTTCCTCTGCACTAAGCAGGTGCAGTGACATATAAATTCCTGTATCTTAGTTGTGCCAGCAGTATATCACTTTGTTAATTACTTTACAAGTACATTAATAGTTACGCTATGCCCTCACGTTTTAACTAATAGCTTTGTAGCAGATATTGCTGTCCCTGCAAAGACACTTGGATCATCCGCCGTTAAGCCTATCGTGCCATCAGTTTGCACAAAGTAGCTCTGCCCTGCTGTGAGGCCAGTCTGAATTGAGCTTACCGAACCAATGATGTTGGTTATTGCTTGGGAGCCTGACGGTACTTCGCCTCTATTGATTGCAAGAGTTGAAGGAGTAAACACTAAAGAAGTACCATAGCTACTATTGGCATTATCCTCAAAAGACATAACAAGATTTTCACTGTCAGGATCGTATATTAAAGAAAGATTGTCGGCACGACCAGAGTTGAAAGCCACTTCACCTGTAAAACTTATATCTGTGCCAGAGATAGTACCAACATTATATTTACCAATGTTGCTATCTCCATCATCTCTGTAACCAATAACGGCTCTTTGAATATTTGGATGATACGCTTGCCCTGCATAAAGCTCTGTGTTTCCCGAATTAAACACAACTGCCGTTCCAAAACTTATTCCTGTTCCAGAGACAGTACCTACTCTAGCCGTACCATAGTTTGAGTTACCATTGTCCTTGTACGATATTATAACTTTATTGTTATCAGTATCAATTATTGGAACGCCATTGGAATGCGTTGCAGCGGCATTAAACACCACAGCGGTTCCGAAGCTAATTCCTGTTCCAGAAACTGTGCCCACTATTGCCGTGCCGTAACTAGAATTACCACTGTCCCTATAAACAATTACAATCTTATTACTGCTTGAGTCAAAAGCAACTTTTATAGAGTTGCCAGAGACTTCTGCTTGCTCAAATACCACTGCCGTTCCAAAACTTATCCCTGTTCCAGAAACTGTGCCTACTATTGCCGTACCATAATTAGAATTACCTAAATCTTGATATGCAATTACTGCTTTGTTTGAATTACTATCAAAAGTTGCAACGATGCTACCTGAGTTAGCCGCTTCAAATACAACGGCACTGCCAAAGCTTATTGCTGTACCAGAAACTGTACCAACGATAGCAGTGCCGTGAGAACTATTACCTTCATCAGCATACGCAATAACTATCTTGTTTGAGTTGCTATCAAACACAACAGACACATTTTGCACTTCTGCTGTTTCAAACACAACAGGCGAACCGAAGCTAATAGACGTCCCACTTACAGTTCCTACTATAGCTGTTCCATATTGGCTATTTCCATTATCCGCATATGCTATTACAACTCTGTTTGTATTTGTATCGTAGGCAGAAGCAACGTATCTTGATGTAGCTTGCTCAAAGACCGTCTCAGAACCTGTACCTCCCGCTGTACCTGTTACATCCACCACCCCACTAGACATGCCGATGTAGTTCTCTGAGGTGAGGTTTGGTACGCTTGCAGCGTTCCGAAGCACTACAGCATAACCCTCGCCGCCTACGATCCCGTAACTAAAAACAACCCTACTCAAATTACTGTCGAAGGTTGATGATGAAAGATATATTGACCCGGTTTCAAAAACTGTAGCACTACCAAAACTAATATTTGTTCCGCTGACAGTACCAACTAGAAATTTACCAGACCCGTCGCCCGGGTCTCTAAGCGAAACAACAACTTTAGCAGCAGTTGCATCAAAAGTTACTGACAAGTCACTTTGCTCTAGGGATGAAAAAGCTACAAAAGACCCGAAGCTAATAGACGTTCCGCTTATTGTACCAACAATCGCCCTTCCAGAATCCCCTCGCCCATAAACGATAACAACTTTGTTATTAGTGCTGTCAAAAGTTGTAGCGGTTCCCGCAGTTTCATTTATACTATCAGCCTCAAATGTTACAGGTGATCCGAAGCTAATTGACGTACCGCTTACGGTCCCCACTACAGCCTTGCCGTAGTTGGAGTTACCATCATCTCTATAAGCAATAACTACTTTTTGTTCGTTAGTATCGTATGTGGCTGAAGTAGCTTGGGTACTGCCTGTTTCAAAAACTACAAAAGAACCATAGCTAATAGATGTTCCGCTGACAGTTCCAACTACTGCGGTTCCACGATTGGAGTTGCTATTATCACGGAAAGCTACAACAACCTTCCCTGCGGCACTATCAAAAGTTGTAGCGAGGTATGATATTGTGCCGCCGCCAATAGTGCCGAAGGACCCAAAGCTAATAGATGTGCCGCTAACTGTGCCAACTACAGCACCGCCAGTGGTGCCACCCCGCTGACAGGCTATAACAACCTTGCCACTCGCAGTGTCAAAAGTAGCAGTAGTATGGGTAATAGATGCGCTTGTAAATACTACAGGAGTCCCAAAACTAATAGTTGTACCGCTGACATTTCCAACTACTGCGGTTCCATAGTTGTTATTGTCCTCGTCGCCATATGCAATAACGACTTTGTTATTAGTGCTGTCAAAGATGGCAGCAGTCTGTACATCAGCGTCACCAAATGTGACATGACTACCTACTGACACAGTCACCGAATTTTCCCCAACAACACTCACAGTCCCATCTGCATTAACCACAACAGGCTTACCATTAGGCAGTATCCCTGATGCAACAGCCTTCAGTATGCCCTCAGCGTTCGTGTCTGATGGAATGTATGAAAGCGTCATGCGTTAGCCCTTTACTATTAATTTAGTTGCAGACACAGCAGTGCCAGCAAAGACCGATGGATCAGCAGCCGTTAAGCCTAAGTCGCCGTTGTTTTGAACGAAGTAGCTCTGACCCGCCGTTAAGCTAGACTGGTTATCGTCTATGAAGCCCTTGGCGTTGATCGTGGCAGCTTGGCCCGTGGCGTAGCCGTTAGAGGCAATGCCGATGTAGTTCTCGGAGGTGAGGTTTTTAGTGGTGTACGAAGCTGCGTTTCGTAAAACTACAGCAGTTCCAGAATTAGAGTTACTAGTATCCCTGTATGCTATTACTACCCTTTCAACGCCAGAGCTAGAGTCATACACTGCAGCCACATCGTCAGTTCTACCATCTTCATACAGCACAGAAGAGCCAAAACTAATAGCCGTACCACTTACAGTGCCGACTACGAGTTTTCCCTTATCAAGATTGCCACCATCGGTGTAAGCTATAACAACCTTTTGAGCGTTAGCGTCGTAAGTAGCCGAGGGTTTATCTATTTGAGAACTCTGAAACACTACGGGAGTTCCAAAGGAAATTGATGTTCCGCTAACAGTAGCTACTACAGCAGTTCCATAAATAGAGTTTGAATAATCTTCATAGGCGATAACTACCTTCTGAGCTACGGCGTCATAAGTAGTAGATGTATCCGTGGTGTAACCAGTTTCAAAAACAGAAGCAGAACCAAAACTAATAGATGTCCCGCTTACGGTGCCAACAATAGATGTTCCACGCAAAGAATTACCATCGTCTCTATATGAAATAACTATCTTTTGGGCATTGGAATCGTAAGCTGATGACACGGCCTCGACAGTAGCACTTTCGAATACAACCGCACTACCAAAGCTGATATCCGTACCACTTACTGTACCAACAATAGCCGTGCCGTAGTTAGAGTTTCCGTTGTCTCTATAAGAAATGACCACTTTCTGAGCATTGGAGTCATAGGAAAGGGAAGTGAACTCTACCTCACTACTGTCGAACACTACTGGAGTTCCAAAACTTATTGACGTGCCACTTACAGTGCCTACCACAGCAGTGCCATCGCTATTGGAGCTGTTATTATAAGAGATAACTACTTTTTGCGAATTGGAATCGTAGGTAGAAGAAATCTCCTCGGTGGAGCTACTCTGAAACACTACGGCACTACCAAAGCTGATAGCCGTACCACTTACAGTGCCAACTTTTGCAGTGCCGTAGTTGGAGTTTTCGCTGTCTCTATAAGCCACGACAACCTTCTGAGCGTTCTCATCGTAGGTGGCTGTAATATTAAAGCTTTGTACACCTGATCCAAACACAACAGGAGTGCCTAGCGCTTGGGATTCGCTTGAGCTAGTCTCCGCAACAACACTAACAGTACCGTCAGCATTAACGATAACCGTATCACCAGAAGCTAACGCACCACTGGCAACGGCCTGTACTTTTCGGGCTGTATTTCCACGAGTGCCAATGATACGCATGTTAGCTTATTCCTCGTCGTCGAGAGTTGGATCAACCCAATCAGGGTTAGCTGTCCATGTAGTGCCATCAAACTTATAACGATTGCCTGACCAGTTTGCTGGGGCGTTGGTTACACCGTCAGTGACGGTCACTGTGGTGCTGTTCAGATCACCAATAATGAACTGTGCAGGGTCGCCCACTGTGATGTTGTCTGCCGTGGCAGTGATAGCTACATTATCAGCAAGCAGGTACTTGCTCAAGCCGCTTGATGTTTCAACTATTGTCCTCATTTCGTTATCCTTTCACGATTATTTCTGTGGCTGAGATTGCAGTCCCAGCGATTACTGACGGGTCGTCAGCCGTTAAGCCAAGCGTCCCGTCTGTTTGTACAAAGTATTGCTGGCCTGCTGTGAGGCTGGATTGCACACCGTTAATGCCGCTACCAATCTGAACTCTCGCCCTGCCTGTGTCAGCAGCAGCGCCGTCAGAAAAGCCTATGAAGTTCTCGGCGGTGAGGGTTGTAGTAGCTGGAAGATACAGCTCAGACCTCAATCTGCTTGCACTTTTGCCCAAAATTGCAGCCTTATTAGAATTAGAATCATAAGTTGAGCTAAGCCCAACACCGTCAAATGTGCTAACAACTGCATCCCCAATAGAAATGTCAGTTCCACTAATTGTTCCCAGCTTTACTGAGGTGTTCGAGGCGTCAGAGAAAACAATTACCGTTTGGTTTAGATCGGAATTATATGAAACACTTGATGAGGCGGTATATGGAGCGGTTGAGGCGTACTCAACTGCTGCTCCGTAAGATATTGATGTGCCAGATACAGTTCCAACAACCACCTTTCCAGCATCTGCTGCGCTTGTGTCATGCCACGACAAGATAACCTTATTACTGGTCGTGTCAAAAGTGGAGGTAGGATACCTTTGATAATTTCCCGTCAACACTGTTGTAAGACTACCGTAAGATATAGATGTCCCAGAAACTGTCCCGACCGCACTATACAAGCCCCAAGCACTGTCTATAAATGACACTACAATTTTATTTAAATTGCTGTCAAAGGTAGTTGTGCCAAAGCCTTTCTCGCCCATTGCAGCCCTAGTGGAAACATTTGCCTCAGTCCCAAAACTGACAGATGTTCCAGATATTGAAGCAACTCTTGACACCATATAATTAGGGGCTGTGTCTTTTCTATAACTTATTACCGCCTTGTCGGCATTCGAGTCATATCCAACAGAAATTGTAGAAGCAGAAGTAAAAAACACTGAGGCACTACCAAAACTTATACTTGAGCCAGAAATAGTACCAACCCTAGCAGTACCATCGTTTGTCGAGCTTTGGTTCCGGTATGCAACAATTACCTTGCTGCTTCCAGCCTCACTAATGTCAAAATCTCTGACTTCTCCGCTTTCAAACACCACAGGCGATCCAAAGCTAATAGAGCTGCCTGATATTGTACCCACGGCAACAGTACCGTAATACGAGCTTGACGAATCAGAATAAGCAACAACTACTTTGTTTGTTACTCTGCAAAAGGTTGATCTTGAAAAAGAGTCTATGTTTCCAGATGAAATTTGAACAGTAGAACTAAAACCTTCATCTGTTCCAGAAACAACACTAACAGTCCCATCGCTATTAACAATAACAGGCTTACCATTAGGCAGTGTACCAGAGGCAACAGCCGTGATCTCTGCGTTATCGGCAGCGGGGTTATTGCCTATGATCTTCATTACGCATCATCTATTTCTTCATAGCTACATACTGCTGATAAATCACCAGCAGCCGAAGCTTGAATTTTAAGAATATCACCTTCGACCAAATACAAACCCATGTTCTTATCAATTGGAATAAGAGTAGCGTCTGCTGGTACTGATATAGTTTTGGCTATGTAATAATCAGCACTGGATCGTGTAATCCACACTGAAATATCCGCAGCGTTTACTCCGTCTATGTTAGCTATAACTAACGAATTTATCTTTAATAGTTTATCGGAAGCAGCCGTTAGCAAGCTCACTGCAGAAGCAGCGACATCTGCATCTACAGCAGTGTTTGCATAGATACTGCTGACTGCTACTACATTGGGGTTTGCCATTTGTTTCTCCTTTTACCCAAATACCATCGCCATAGCGATTGCTTTGCCAGTTGTTGCTGCGCCGTTGATCTGTGCAGCGGATGCGGTCACTAAAGTACCGCCTAATTTTAATCCATTACTGCCGTCATGGCTGGCAATGTTAAAATCGTTTGAACCATCGCTAACGACAATTGTGCCGTCGAGAATTGGGCTGGTTAATGTCTTGTTGGTCAGCGTCTTTGAGGTTGATGCCATGTATGTATCGAAGTCGCTTACTAGACACTGCTTCATCACATCTGCATCGCTGACTACAACACCATCTGTTGCAGCAAGAGTTACTGTAGCTTGGGTTGTGGCACTACCATCTAGTATATTTAATTCTGCTGTAGTAAGCGTTGCATCGTCTAGAATGTTTAGCTCCGCTGCAGATGCGGTTAGCCCAACTACGTTATTCGACTGCCCGGCAATTGTATCGACGTAAGCCTTCACCGATTGCTGCGTTGGTATCAGGGTTGCAGAGTTGCTGGACATATTGTCTTCATCAACAAAGGCTGTTGCTGTTATAGCGCCGTCTGACAGGCTACCAAACGTAACTGTACCAGTTGTGGTGATGGCAGATGAGCCATTATCGATTGCGCCAAAGCCTGAAGTGATTGATCCGCTGTTTAAAGCACCCACGGTTGTCACATTTGAAAGCGTATCTAATGACGTTTCCATATAAGTCTCAAAGTCGGTCAGAGCGACCTGTTTCATCGTTCCAGCATCGTTAACTATCACACGATCAGCATCAGCGAGTGTGGTGCTAACAGCGGATTTATCACCATCCATGATAGATAGTTCAGCAGGAGTTGCCGTGACCTGATCATTAGATGCCGCTGCGAGAACAGGAATAGTGCCGCTCTGGTTTGGAAGATTGATTGTACGGTCTGCCGTTGGATCAATTATGGTTAATGTTGTTTCGTGATCATCAGGCGTTGCACCTTCAAATACTATTGCGTTCTGGGCATTCATGGTCACCGTATCAACGACTGTCTGAGTGCCTCCGACTGTTAGATTTCCAGTAATTGTGAGGTTATCGCCGATTGTAACTTCGGAGGTTGTATGACCGATTGTGACCGCTATTCCAGATGTCTCTGTGGCAACCTTCAGAATACCAGTTTTATTCGCAATAAATGAGTTTGTGCCGTCATGCTTGATCTCTAGATCATCACCAGTTCCGACCTTAATGATGGCATTGTCTGGCATATCGACATGCGTGGCAGGGCTTATAACGCCAGCTACTGCCAAAGTGCTATCCAGTGTCGCTGCACCAGTTGCGTCCAGAGTTCCTGCCAGATCGATGTTTGCGCCACTAAAAGTGGCAGCTAGTGTTGTACCTGATTTTAGAACCAGATTACCGCCGCTATTGGTTAACGATCCAAACGTAGCGGAGCCGTCCTGAAGGCTGATATCACCGCCATCGGCATTGAGGATGATATCCCCCGCAACATCTAATGTCAGATCACCGCTCGACAGATCGATCTCTGTGCCATCAATGGTGATGTTATCTATAGATATACCACCATCAGCCGTGACTGCTCCAGTGAATGCAGAGGTGCCAGTGACTGCAAGCGTCCCAGCTGTGGCTACGTTCCCAGACGTATCTGCAACGGTAAACTTGTTGGTGTCCATCGTTAGGCCACCGTTTAAAGCGGTGGCTCCAGTGACTGTCATTGTTCCTGCAGTGGCTACGTTTCCGCTAGTATCTGCAACCGTGAATTTGTTGCTGTCCATAGTCAGACCGCCGTTAAGAGCAGTCACGCCTGTTACGGTAAATGTACCAGCAACAGCGGCATTTATATCCACATCAAGCGTATCGATATGGGCTGTACCGTCGATATACAGGTCTTTAAATTCGAGCGTTGATCCGCCAAGGTCGATGTCGCTATCCGTAACAGGGATAATCGCACCGTCCTGAAAGCGAACTTGCTCTACAGTCGATCCAGCACCACTGGCGTCTACAAAAACGCCGACACGATTGTTGGTATTATCGACCACAACTTTGTTTAATGGGGTTGCTACACCGGGGTCACCAATCAATCCAATGACCGGGCCTTCAGCGGCCGTCCCATCGTGTTTATGCCCACTGGTATTGTTCAGAGCCGCTAAAACCTGATTAAATTCAGCATTCAGCGGTGGCGCGGTAATATCCGACCCGTTGATGATCGAAGATGCACTCTGTCTCGTATAGCCAGCCATTACTAACGTCTCCCTGCGAGGCTAAATTCTACGACTAGCCCTTGAATTGTGTGTGGTTCAGTCTGCCCGATTGACACAAACGTAGCCCTAACGGAAAATCCCGATCCTTGAATGTCGCTGGTCATAATAGGCTTAGATGCCCCGCCGTAGAGGATGTTTGATCCGTTGTAAGTTACACTTCGGCCTTTGTATGTCGAAGGCACGCCGAGACTTGTGGCGGCGTAATCGTTAGGCACGGCGACACTGTAATCTCCCCAATCGTAGGACAAAGAGACATCCAAGGTCATTGGACCTTCGGAACGAACAAAAGTATTTAATTTACGCAGTACCTTGCGTTGCTCAGTCTCACCAAAATCTAAATACGGAGTGGCGTAGACAGACAGAATATCGACCCCATTGAAACTGATGCCGCTTTCCTGCTGATATACAACGCCATCATGGTCACCATGCAAAACAAACTCAGTGGCACCAATGTACTCCGATGTGCAGCATGATGCCCTGATGCCGAGGATCTCAGCAAATTCATACTGCAGATTGCCAGAGTTCTCCGTGAGACCGCCGAGGATGCCAATGCTATCCTTAACGACTGTGGAGCTACCCCCAATAAAATAACGGACTTGAGACTTAGACCTGATCACCACTCCATTGAGCGTGGACATGTCTTCATTTTCAATAATATCGACTAAAGTGGCCTGTATTTTTTTACTAATGGAGCTGAGTTCAATATCTCCAATGCGAGAAGTCCCAGAAACAGGCCTAAGGCCATCAGGGGCCAAGAACATCAGATCGCCGCCAATCTCCTGCACAGAGTCGGGTGCTACGCAGCCCACATTGGCGGTGACTTGCTCCAGAGCGAAGGCAGCGGAAGCGTTTACCGTTATTTTCTTAATGGCGTTGCCGCCAAATACGAAAAGATTGTCCCGAAAAGGTTTAATCTGGATAACGTCGAATCCAGAAGATATCTGCCCTCCACCCGCTGCAGAGGTCCAAGTATACCCATCTTTTGGCGCAGAGTGCGCTATAGTCGGACCGGAAGCTGCGTGGCCTGATAGAAATACATGATTTTCAAAAACGTCCACTAAGCTTGGGGCGTTTAATGCTTGGTTACCACCAGCGGTGTTGTTATCAGCATGATAGCCACCAGAGTGGGATGATTTTATTTCTTTCCAATTCGTGCCATTATAAGCAATCGCTGGGTTCACCCCATCGACAAAAATTATAGTGTTTCCGGTGCCGAAATTAAACTGGACGTGTCGCAATTTATCTACGGTTAAACCATTAGCAGTTATGGGCCTCGTCACCGAATGATTGAGCGTAAATTTTCTCCAGCCAATATTGGCGGTATAGTAATAAAATGAATAAGTAGTTGCTCCCGCATCCTGTCGGGCGGCTATAATTTGGTTAGCGCCGGTAATATCATTCTTAAAAATAGCAATGCCAAGGACTTTGCCTTGGCCTGTGGTACTTCCATCTACTGTTACTTCGCCATAATCTGCATCGTATTTCGAGAAGCCTTCGATACGCCGATAGCCGCCAAATAAACTTGGCTCGTAGTTCACTAATCTAGTAGCCTCGCCGGGAAAATTCTCTGATAAATCCAAGTGATTTTCGTTGGAGTTTAACCCGCCGCTACAAATCAGTTTATATGACTCAATTTGATCGGGCATTAGAATTTAACCCGTGTGTCTCGGACATATCCGTAGTTATTAATATAAAGAGTTGTTAAATCTTTCAGCCCTTTTTCAAACGCAACAAAGGCCGCTTGGGCCATCTCGACATTGTCCTTAAACATGTACAGTTGATAAAGTGCGCCGTCGATTAAAACACTGTCGAAACTGTCTGGTATCCGGGTTTCATCAGTGGCATTGGTAATTACTGCGTAGTTTAAGTAATAGCGAAATTTAATAATGTAGGCTTTGTTTGGAGATGGGGTGACGCCGTATCCGTTGCCGTGGGAAGGGAAAATATGCGTAGGTACGCCCCTGCCATCACCGCCAGCATTCTGGTCGAGATCACGATGGTTTTTGTAATATTCATCACGGTCCATATATTTTAAGGTTGTAAAATTTACACCTAAACTATCGGACTTTTGGATTTGAAAACTATTCCAATCTGTGGACTTATAAGATGTGGGCCAGACGTATTCTTCTACACCAACGCTGAGCGTGTCGGTTTCCTCAGCTGCGTTGAAGGGCCATTCAAACTCAGCCTGATTAATCTTCGCTTGCGCTGTAATAATAGCGTCTTTGACCAGCGCCTGTACGCCTCTAACCGAGCCAAATTCAGCCTCAACGATTTCAACTTCGTTAAGGCGTCTTAAAACCTGATTGCAGAGTGAAATATATGTGCTGGGCATTTGAGACTTTCATAAAGGGCAACGGGGCCAGTGATTAAGCTGGCCCCAAAGTTTTTATGCGAGGTAATCACGATCTGCTGTGGCAGCGACCATGTCATGAGCACCCATGTCCGAGACATCCATT